CGGGACCTCCGAGTCGTCCTCGGAGGTCCACGCCGATTCCTCGGTGATGAGGTCCGCCGCCCAGTCGGGCACGTGCTCCGTCTCCGGGCCGAACGCCTCCACGAGGAAGGTGTTGGGGTTCCGGAGCAGGAAACGGCCAGTCAGGCGGCGGGCCATGTCACAGCACCGTCGCGACGAACGACAGGTCCGGGTTGGCGAGCACCGGCAGGCCAATGGCATCGCCAATGACCTCAAGCCCATGCGGGGGCTTGTCGTGCTGGTACACACCGACCACGACGCCGGGCTGGTCCGAGTCCTCGATCCCGTAACCGGGAACCGTGGACGAGAGCGTGCGGCCCCACCAGGTGCCACCCAGGTCCGTGCCTTCAGCGTCATTGGTGTCGACGGCAGCAGGCAGGAGGTACACCTTGTTGTCGGGCAGCACCTTGGTGAGGGTGCCATTGACCTTGACCCGACGGTCGTAGAGCGTGATCGGCGGGAGGCCATTGCCGATCACCAGGTCGCGAACGTCCTGAGTGATGGCGGGCCGGGTGGCACCACCCTGGAGGACCATCCGGAACTGGTCGCCGTTGCACAGCGCCCGGAAGGCCCGGGTCGACATGAGCAGCGCGCCCGGCTCCGAGCCGGTGTCGTCGGTGTACGTCTGCGACCAGGTGGAGAGCTGGGTCAGACGGTCAGCCGCCGTGTTCGACCAGAGCGTGCCTGCGGTGACGGCGTGGTCGGCATCGCGGCCGAAGTTGTCCGCGCTCTTGAAGTTGTACTGGTCGATCGTGGCGATGCCAGTGTCGATCACGATGCCGCGCAGCCGCTCGATCGCATCAGCGATGGCGCGGACCGTGCGGTCCGTCGCCCCCTGCACGGTCACCAGGGCCAGCTCGGCGCTGACGCTGCCGCCACGGGCGCGAAGCTGCTCGTACTCCGTGATCGGCTCGCTCCGGCCGAGAGCAGGCAGCTCGATCGTCACCCGACGGGAGACGTCGCGGTTGCCGATCTCAGGCTCGGCGTCGAACGCGCGGAAGTTCGCGACGTCGACCAGGCCACCGTTCTGGCCCGCGACGAAGCGCGCCACAACGTCGGAGATGAACCGGTTGGGGAGGAAGCGGGCCAGAGTGCCCTGTCGGGCCTCGTACGCCGCCAGGGACTCACGGGCGTACCCCGAGAGGGTCGCCGGGTCAATGACCTCAGTCCAGAGCGCCATCAGCTACCAGCCCCCGCCAGGAACACAACAGTGGTGCGGTTGTTGGCCGCAGTGGGAACGGTGAATCCGACCGGCAGGAACTCCGTCTTGACTCGACCGTGGTCGAGCATGGGAGCGGGGATGTCGCCGGTGCCGATCACCGACTGGTCGGTGAAGAGGAAGCCCCAGAGGACTCCGGTGCCAGTGCCGCCGCCCGAGACATACGGGACGGCGAGGCCGCTGGCGATTCGCGCCAGCGGGGTGCCGGACAGGATGTAGCCGTCCGGCCAGTAGGTGTTCTCGGTGAAAGCGGAGATGTCGAGAGTGACGGTCTGGCATTCCCAGATGCCATGCGCCGACCCCAGCCACCGCTGGTCGCCTGCACCGAACTGCTCAGTCCGAAGACGAGGCATGATTCGGTCCTTTCATCAGGTGTTTTTGGTGCCCACACGGGCCTTGAAGAGGTCCCTGCCCGCCGTGACGGAGCCCTTGGCGGGCGCACCGTTACCACCACCGGACTGCGGCACGTAGCCGGGTCGGTGCTGGTCGGGGACTGGCGCGGGAAAGAGCTTCAGAAGCTCGTCCGCGTCTACCACCAGCTCTTCCTTGGTGGCACCGGTCAGCCGTGCGGCTTGAGCCGGGGTGAGGCCCTTCTCGTTGGCGACCTCGGCGCGCCAGCGGGCGGCGCGTTCGGTGGCCAGTTGCTCCTCGTGCTTGGTGACGCGCTCGGTGAGCTTGTCGACCTCGGAGGGGTCCTTCGCGTCCTTCGCGCCCAGTACCTCAGCGAGTTTTTCCAGCGGTGCCAGCTTCTCGACCTGGGCCTTCAGCGCGTCGTTTTCTTGGCGCGCGGCGATCAGGTCGGGGAATTGCTTGGCCCGCTGTTCCCACTTCTTGGCTTCGGCCTCCCAGTCCGTTTCGGCTGGGGGCTTGTCGTCGGGCTTCGGCTTCGGGTCGCCGCCCGGCTTCGGCTGGGGATCGCCGCCACCACCTGCTGGCGGGTCGGCATCGAAGCCGAGTCCGATCAGGTGTTGCGGGAGCCCGGAGAAACCGGTGCGGGGATGAGTCCGGAGAAGGGACGAGGGCATGGTGATTCCTCCCGTGCGGGATGTGGTGGCCGTGCGGCCGGAGGGGGTTTCAAGCGATTTGCAAGTAGAGTGCAAAACCGCAGGTCAGAGGTCCGTTACTTGAACGGATGATCTTTCAAGTAGTCCGTGAAGCCGTCGAGAGTGACCGCGCCACGGACCGACTCGGAGTAGGTGTCCCACTTCTGCTGCGCGCGCTGGATGATGTCCGGCAGGTCATCCTCGTTATCGACCCGGATCTCGCGCGCCTGGCAGAAACAGTGGTCGTGGTAGCGCATGGTGTCCGGCCGACCGCTGGTGCCGGTGGACCGGCCAGTGGTCGCCGTGGCTGTCAGCTCGGTGTGGTAGACCGCGCCCCGGGAGGCGAGCATCAGGCAGAACGAGCACGGATCGTCGCCGGTGGGCACCCGGGCGAACCGGGTCTTGGCCTGCACCGTGGCGTCATAGATCGTCGTCCGGTTCGGCTCGTCGACGTGGCGCTGGAGCGAAGCGGTTAGCTGGCGCTCGACCAGCTCCAGATCCCCGGTCGTCAGTGGCCGGGTTGCCCAGCCGAACGACCGCTCCAACTCGTCGATCGAGATCCGATCCGACGGGCGCGGGCTGGGCAGCCTGACACCGGCCAGAGTTCGGTCGAGTTCGAGGTACCGGATGGCCGACATCGCGGCCTGCTCGCCCATCAGGAAGGCGATGTCGATGAACGCCTCGCGCAAGGTCTCCCAGGCGCTCTCCGGCGTCGACATGTCCGCGTCAGCCATCGCCGCCAGCAGCATCGAAATGGCGATGAGCCGGATCGACTCCAGCTCCGTCGTCATGTCGTCGACGGGAGCCATCAGGCCTCTTCTTCCTCGGTCTCACGCTGGCTCAGCGCGCGGGCGCGCGGGTCAGCGCCCCCGGCAGCCTGGGCGAGTTGCAGGCGGGCGATCTCAGCCGCCTGGACACGGTTCTCCAGCATCAGCCGGTCGATCGTCGACTGGTCCAGGCCAAGCTGCTCGAAGGTGATCTCAGAGCGGGGCAGGTACACGCCGGTGCTGACCAGAGACATGACCGACTGGGCTGCCGCCTGCCGCGTCCTGGTGGCCGGGTCTCCCCAGCGGTCCCGGAGCTGGCGCAGCTCTGGCCGCAGCACGTTGGTGCCCTCGCGCAGCATCAGGGCGAGCTGCCCGAGCTGCACCCAGCCGGAGCCGAAGGAGTCGTGCGCCCGCTCGGCGATCTTGTTCAGCTCGGCCTCGGCCGCGTTGATCGCGTCGGCCGAGGACGGGTTGTCGTGGATGATCCCGAGGTAGTTCACCGGGATGGCGGTCTCCCCGGCGAATCCCGTGGCCACCTGCCGCAGCATCTCGATGTGCGGCTGCATGGACGCGGCCGGGAACTGGCCAACCTTCGGCAGCTCGGGTCGGTCCAGGCCGTCGTCGTCAGGCTCCGGCTGAGGGATGGCCCAGATCCGGCCCAGAATGGTCTCCCAGCCGGTACGGACGTTGCCGTCCTTGTCCTGGAACGCCGACTCGTCGGCACCCATGACCCACCGCTGGGGACTGCTGTAGAACTCGGCCGAAACCTCGGTGCGGAGCATCGTCCGGACGGCGGTGTCGGTGATCGACATGACGGGCCGGGTGATCCGGGACATGCCGAACTCGCGCTCCAGGAACGGCCGGTACACCAGCGGGGAGCAGAGCACACGGCCGGTCGGGTTGTCCGTCCGGGAGATCGTCTCCCGGCCGTTCTCGTCCCGCTCCAGCGTGATGATCTGGTCCGGCAGATACAGGATCTCCGCACGCTCGGACTTCCGGTCGCCCTGGACGACCTCCAGCGCCGCGCTGAGGCGACGTCGGCGGCGGTCGTATATGGCGGTGGCCTGCCGCGCCGACCGCACGGAGATCACGATCTCCGGGTCACCGACGCTGGGGTCGCCGATGGTGGCGAACCCGAACGCCGTGCCGTGTGTCAACCCCGAGATGTGGGCCTGGCTGCGCTCCAGCGTCATGTTGTTCTGGGCGTCGATGTCGGCCAGCATTTCGACCAGCTCGGACTCGACGGGGAGCACGAAGCCCTGGAAGTTCAGCCGCTGTTCGAGCACGTCGACGGCCTTCGCTGGCCAGCCGATCACCGTCTCGATGGTGGCCATGCTCGGCGGGATCGAGATGCCGAGGGTGTCCAGCCGCTTGCGGCCCTCGTAGTAGTGCGACCGCAGGCGGTTGCGGTTCTCCTTCTGCCGGAGCTTGCCGCGCAGCCGGGTCAGGATGTCCCGCTCGTTGTCGGACAGGCCCTGGAGCGTCAGGAGGACGGGAGGCTCAGCCACTACGCGCTCCCTTCGGCGTGAAAGATCGTCTGCCTGCCGACGGTGGCGACCGGCGTGAAGCCGAGTCCGGCGTAGTCATGGATGAAGTTGTGGTCGGCTACCGGGCCGGTTGCTGGCTCGGTCCAGTCGACGGTGTAGACGTCTCGACGTGACCAGGCGCGGAGGTTGTCGACGGCGGCTTGGAGGTCGGACGGCGGGATGTGCATCAGCACTTCCACCGCCAGCACAAGATCAGATGCCCGTACCGGCCGGTACGTCAGCAGGTCGGCCTCGACCAGCCGGGGCCACTCGCCAAGAGCGGCGCGGGCCTCGGCCAGCCGGTCGGTGGAGATATCGATGCCGATATACGAGGCATCCGGCCACAGCTTCAGAGCGAGGGCGGCGATCCGCCCCTGGCCGACGCCGACTTCGAGAATCGATTTCGGGCTGATCTTGGACCACTCGTCGAGAAGAACAATCTCCTGAGCCCGGTGCGCCGGGCGATTGGGAAATGGCGGATGGATGGCCCAATAGGCGCGTGGGTCATATCCCATGCCGCAACCCCTGTCAGTCAGCTCAGGACGAGGACTCTTTGCTTCCTCGGTTCGCGGGTCTTCCCGATCCCCTTGGCAATCGCATCGAGGCGGGCCTTCCAGGCCAGCACCCCCGCGTAGGCGGCGTCGATCTTGTTGGGCGAGTCGGGGTAGCTCTTGTAGAGCAGGTAGCCCTGCGGCACCGTCCGGCGACGTGCGTTCAGCACATGCGCCGTGAGGTAGTAGCCGCCGTCGTGGGTCATCTCGCCGTTGACGATGGCGTCGTGGGTGCGCTTCACCCACTCGACCATCCGGACGTCCTTGCCACGCGGCCACACCGCGATCGGGGCAGTCTGCGAGGCCTTCACCCTGAGCCGGTGCCCGAACTTGGCCTCCCACTGGGCCACGTAGGCGTTCCAGCCCGACGGGTCGGCGTAGAACCCGGCCACCTTGTACGTGGTGAACGCGGTCTTGACCGCCGAGTCGATCTGGTCGACCGGCGGCACCCATTCACGGTCCTTCGGGTCGCCCTGCCACACGGCGATCTCGAACAGGTGGCCGTCGGCCACCCGGCAGCCGATGAGCGCCGTCGCGTCGGCCCGACCGCGGGTGCGGCCCATCGAGCCGTCGAAGCCCATCGTGATCACGTCACCGGCCTTGACCGGCTCGACGTAGACGCGCTCGCCGTCCTCGTCGACCGCGTGCTCGTAGTGCCGGGCTCGCCATTCGACGGCCGACACCCACGAGTCCGAGGCGTGGGTGATCTGGTTCAGGTAGTCCGACCGGGCGAGCTGGGGGTCCGTCGCCGGGTCCCAGATCCGCTCGATCTGCGACTCCAGGTCCACGTGCCCGGGCGCGCAGGGCGGCTCATGGAGCACGCATGGTCAGCGATTCGCGGTCGCTCATGTCCGTGTCGGCCGGTGCCTCACGGTGGTCCCAGAGGATGCTGTCGGTGCGCGAGCGGCCCTCCCGGGCCAACTGCCACGCCTCAGCCGACTTCTCGGCCACCGACTCCTCGCCGGGGATGTAGGCGTTGGGAGCCTCGACCGTCCGGCCACCGTTCTTCGAGCAGTTGGTCCGGATGTACTGGGCCAACCGGATGCCGCCGTTGGACGGCACCCACTCCTCGGTCTGGTCGAGCACGGCGAACGTGGCCGGTGCACCCTTGGTGGTCCGCGCCGAGGACGTGATCTGCCGTATCGAGCCGCGCGGCAGGGCCACGAACGTGTCCATCGGGTCGACCCGGTACTCGTCGACGACCGGGCCTTCGCGCAGCATCTCCAGCAGCGGCTGCCAGGTGTTGCGGGTCTGCTCCTCCGACACGGCGGCAATGTTCACCAGCGGTGTGCGGATCGTCGACCATGGCTTGCCGATCGGTTGGCCCGTGGCGTCCCAGCCGTCGAACACGGTGTCGGCCAGGCCCTCGACGATCGCGAGCGCACCCAGCATCGGGGACTTGCCCCAGCCACGAGGCCTGCCGAGCACGGCCCGGTCGTACCGGAACCGGCCGGTGGCAGGGTCGATCTCGTAGTAGCGGAGCACGAAGTCTTCCTGCTCGCGGTACAGGATGAACGGCTCGTAGGAACCCTTAGCTGGTGCAGCCAGGTATTCGGCGATCCAGTCGATCACGTACCAGCCGAGTGTCGGAACCTCGCCCTTTGCCTTTGGCTTCCAGGGCATTAGGCACTCTTGAGCGGGCCTCGGCGCGCGCGGGCGGATGCACCGGTGTCCTTTTTGTCGCGCCGATCCTCGGCCTCGTCGGCCTGGACGAACTGGATTCGCAGTCGTGCGCGATCCTCGGGAGTAGCGCCGAACTTAGCAACTCGCAGGCGCAATTCGGCGGCGACTTTTGTATCGCCATTCCACAATTGCGAATGGAGAATTGCAGCGTCGAGCATAAAGTCCCAGTCAATGTCGGAGAATTCCGTCGACAAGGGCGACTCGCCCCAGTGCTGCCACCAGCGCAGGGTCTGCTCCGGCCACCGGACTCCACCGGGTAGATCCGGCTGCGATACAGGGCGATTGACCACCGCGCGTAGCGGGATTGGGTCCACGTTGCGCCGAGCCCTCTTGCTCGGGTCCTTTGGGGCGCGCCCAACTCCAGCCATGATCATTCCTCCCGTGCGGGTGGGGCCTGAAGCCCCGTGCGAGGCTGATTCAGGCGTGGTCAATCGGTACATAACCGCAGCTCAGGCGGGCATTGAGAATCATTCCCATTAGATCGACCAGATACGTCCGAATTGCGAGCACCA